TATGTCACTGAAATAGATGCACAGCTTGGACTTGATTGGACACAGCGTGTATATGGTGACGGAACTTATTCTGGGTATCAAACACTTAGAGATTTTTATAAAGGAAAGCAGTGGTCATACAAGAAGGAAGGGGGAGGTACGATGCGTACTTACAACTACGTCTTCACTGTCGTAGAAAATATGACAGCGTTCTTGACGAACGAAGCTCCTCAGATGTCATCACCTGCACGAGATGTTACTAACCCTGTCGAGCGTTCACTCGCTGAGGGTCGTACAAAGATTCTTGATGCTATCCACGAAGATAACAGTCACTCACTTGTATTTCAACGAGCGGTGCGAACTGGTTCCATCACTGGAGACAGTTTTATTTTTGGAGCGATTCCAACATTCAAAACAAATGATGACGGAGAAAAACAATTTGACCGTATTCGTTACTGGAACATCGAGAAGCCAGAAAACATTCGTGTCATTTGGAAGGATGAAAACTTTTCTGAGATTGCTGGATTCATTAAGCAGTATCGTATTGCTGTATCGACAGCAAAGAAACTTTTTGCTCAAGAAATAAAAAATAAGAATATCACTGTTGAACCAGATGCTAACCCACAAACATCTACACCAGAGCCAACACAAGTCCCGATGATTACGATTAAGGAATACTGGGATGACAAAGAGTATGTTCTATTCTTCAACAAAGACAACAAGCCAGTTCATTATGTGAAGCATGATTGGGGATTCGTTCCTCTTCAATACGTTCCTAACATTCACCTTCCAGGCGAACCAAAGGGAACATCAGACATCGAACACGAACTTGACCCTCAACAGGAATACAACGAGCGTGCTTCTGACATGGCTGACATCATCAAAGAGATTTCTCAACCTGCATACTGGGGTAAGAATCTTGATAACCTTACTGAAGTTCGTTCAGGTCAAACTGTTATCTACCAAGTTGGTGATGATGGAGAAATCAATGCGATGCCAAAGAGTGGTAACACATTCCCAATGGAGACATACCTCAACGATAGGAAGAATGACATGATTTCTATTTCTGGATTGAACCAAGTTCTCTACCCAGGTTCACAAACTCTTCAAGCTACAGGTCGTGCTCTCTCTGTTGTTATGCAAGGTGTGAATAACAAAATCTCTCTTCGTAAAGAGTGGTGGATTCGTGCGTTCAAGGAACTCAACAAAACAATTCTATTCCACGCTGAAAAGTATGTTCCAAACGCAGATAAAGTTATCGACGGATTCTATCAAACCGATGTGTTTATCTCATCTGTTCTTCTCCGCTCCGTTGTTGATGAAATCTCTAAGTTCCAAGCAAAGGTTCAGTCACTTACTACTACTCAAAAGAATGTTGGTATCAACAATCCTTCTGAAGAACAAAAGCTTATGAAGGAAGAACTCCAAGATGAGATTCTCGCTACAGAAATTGCAAAGCAGCCAGGACTATTGCATCAAATCTTGGCTGAGCGTGTTGCTCAGATGAATGGTGCTGGAGGCATGTCAGATGCAGGACAAGCTGGAATAAATGGTGGAGGTGCTCCTATCCAAAACCCAGATGCGGAGGGGGAAAACCCTCCTCCAGTAGCTGGGGTTGCTAGTCCTGTATCTCCTAAAGGAGCAATAGCAGGAGCTGCCGCTCGTCGAGGCGGTGTAGCAGTAGCTCCTAAGAAATAATATATGGCACAAAGCATAGTCATTGACCAGAATGGTGTAAAGGATTCGGTTGGACAAACAAATCCATTACCAATACGAATCAAAGATGGTGTTACTGGTGATGATTTAGACATTGGTGGAAGTACCAAGTACGACACTAGGTTTGAAGATGGAGCTACTTACATGTATGTAGCCGAAGCATTGCCAGGGTCACTCGATAGTGATGCTGTCTGGCGTATCAAACGATATGTTCAGGCAACATTACAAGGAGACTGGGCTGACGGTACAGCAGCTTTTACAAAAGTTTGGGATGACCGTGCGACGTACACTTATTAACAAAATAAAATAACTTAAAAGACATGTCAAAAGCAAATACGTTTGAAAATGAATTACTACAACTACTCTTCAATAACGTAGATATTGCGGATATTGGAGATGCAGGAGGATTGCAAAATAGTGCCACAGCTGGTTCATTCTATGTTGCACTTCATACAGCAGACCCAGGCGAAGCTGGAACCGCTACAACAAGCGAGTGTGCTTATGGTTCTTATGCTCGTGTTGCTGTGGCAAGAACTGTTGGAGGATGGACTGTTACAGGTAGTTCAGCAGCTAATACAGCTCAGATTTCTTTCCCAGAATGTTCTTCAGGTTCTGAAACAATTACACACGTTTCTATTACTACAGCCTCATCAGGAGCTTCAAAGATTCTTTACTCAGGTGCACTAACCGCATCTCGTGCAGTTTCATCAGGTATTACACCTTTGTTCGCAGCGGCAGGTCTAACAGTAACTGAAGATTAGTATGTATAGCTGTAATAAATGTGGCTCTGAAGTAACTGTAGACCATGTAAATCCACCAAAGTTTAACTGTGGATGTGTTGATGCAAAAGTGGTTACTACTGTAGAAGGTCACGCATCTGGTAGAAGTAGTTTTGGGGCAACTGTTGCTAACAATAATATAAGTGAAGCATCAGCAATGATTCTTAAAAACACACTTTTTGCGTTAGCTGCAAATGAATTCTTTATAAACAAGAAAACAGAAATTGAAGCAAAAGATTTAAGGGTTAAAGACAGTGAGACAGGTCGAGAATTCTCATTCACAATAATAGGTAAAGAAGTATGATTAAATTTCTAGCATACATTATTGGAAAAGAAAAAGAAGGTAAGTATTTTAATACAGCTCGTGAAGCGTATGATTATATTAACTCTTTAGATGTTCCTAATAATGAATGTGAAATAATTGCAGTAGAAATACCAGAATAATTATGGCAGTACGAGGAATAAAAAACATAGTAGATGCGGAGTTAGAGGGTAGAATGAATATCTACAACTTCCGCAAGAACCCATCTCAAGTAACAACACAGGGGTTGTGGTTTGACCTTGCTCTTTCTCCTGGTAATCCTATTCCTAAATACTGGTTCGGAACACCACTTGCTGCTACACCAATATCACAATCAGCAGACGGAGGTTTCTTTCATGGAGCAAACGTTTCTCCATCAAAGAAGTATTTAAGAAAGCTAACACTTTCTTCAACTTCTGCCACTGGTTTACCGATGAACATAATGATATGTGATTACTTAATGTATTACCCACTCGTTGATGATGGTACAACTGACGAACAGGTGATGGACAACACTCAAATACTTCCTCGATATACAGACGGAGAAGGTGTACAAGTTATGGCAGTATCTGTTGCAGGTAGAACAGGTGGTCAAGACTTCTACATAAATTATACAAATCAAGACGGTGTGGCAGGTAGAATATCTAAAACAGTCAGACAAAATGCAAGTGCAGCCCTTGGTGTGGTGGTAACGTCTGCATTAACTGCAGCAGGAAATACTAATCCATGTCTTTTCATGCCACTTCAAGAAGGAGATACAGGTGTAAGAAGTATAGAATCAGTAACGATGATTGGTGCAGATGTAGGACTATTTTCACTTGTTCTAGTAAAACCTCTCGCTACAAGTGCTCTTCTTGATTTGAACGCTCCAGCAGAACGAGATTTCCTGATTGAATCAGGAAATCTCCCTGAAATAAAAGACGATGCCTTTCTTAATCTTGTGTGTATACCTAACGCTTCTTTGTCAGGTGTTGGTATACTGGCAGATATGAAGGTGGTGTGGAGCGATTAACAATTAACTAATTATAAAACTATGGCATTTAACTCAAACGACCAAATAATTCAAGCAATTACAAATGGACAGTACTGGCGAACAGACTGGACTAAAAACATGAACCCAACCGCAGCAGCGGTGGCAAACGAATGTCACTTACTTGCTCGTGGTAACGGAAATCCTGCACCTGATGCAATCTTCGATGCAGGGGCTAACCTTACGTTCCAAGCTGTAAAAGATACAACAACATCAGCTGCATCCATCCTTCATGGTGGAGATGTGCAAGCATCAGGATATACAAAACATATTCTTAATGCTCAAGCTGTTACTTCGGCAGCAACAGTAGCTCCTGCAACACTCGTACTCGTTGATATTGTGGGATTCTATCGTGTTACAACTGTTACAACAACAACAGCACAAGCAACCACCAACACTCTCGGACAATCAGATACATTCACAGCAGATGATACAACAGATATTTGTACATACACTTCAACAGCAAATATTCCTTCAAATATTCTAACTGGTACTCGTGTACGTCTTACGACCACAACAACACTTCCAGCAGGACTTGCAACAGCAACTGATTACTATGTAATTCGTTTATCAAATAGTACGTTCAAACTTGCGACATCTTACGCTAACGCTATCGCAGGTACAGCAATTAACATCACGTCAACTGGTACTGGGACTCACACTATTACATGGCTACTTCCTCGCTATACTAATGGTGCTGGTCTTAACGCAATGTTCTTCAACCCTGCAGCTACAGCTCTTGGTGCTGCAACTCCTAACCTTTCTCTTGGTTACACTAACTCAACAGGTACAGCATCTCGTGCTACACCAACAGTATTACCAGTAGGAAAAACTGCAGCCTCTAACTCACACATCCTCTACACAGGAGCAACAGCCGCAGGTAAGTATAACTTCGCTGTTCCTCGCCAGTCAGGTGATGCAGGATATGCACAGATTGATACAATCCAAAACTCAACTTCTTATGTTTCAGGCTCTTACACAGTTGCTCTTTACAAAGAACTCTATCGTATACCTGTAACAACTCTTGGTGTTCCAGGTGAACGTAACGCTCTCTATGAAGTGCCATCACTTCCTCGTGTTTACGATGGAGCTGCACTTTACTGGGTACTTATCTCAGGTGCAGCTACACCTGCTAACTCAACAATCTCAGGATTCGTAGACTTTACTTGGAACTAACATGCTATTAGGTAATTACTCACTTCTAAACAAGAATCCTCATAAACTTCTTTCAAGTTTGGGTAATTTGAATGTTGGTTCATACTGGCAACCGTCAGCTTGTCGTGGTATTTATACATCAGAAGCAGACGGTGGAAGGTTGGAGCACGCTTGTGTTCCAACAGGGACAGAACCTCCTTATGTGATTATGTTCGCACCGAAAGGTGGAGAACTTTCTGCAACAACTTATGTTCGTGGTGAAGGTAGTATAAGTTCATCGCTTACGCTAGGTAAGGTTATGGAAGCAAGTCTTTCAGGAACTGGGGAGTTAACATCCTCAATGTCACTTATTACGTCTCTTTTGGCTGCACTTTCTGGTTCAGGGGCAATAACAGCTAGTATCAGTACAACATTATCTCTAGCGGCAAGCCTAGCAGGGTCAGGAGATTTGGCTGGTTCTTTGAAACTATTGATACCACTTGCTGCAGACCTTATTAGTTCAGGAACTATTTCTGCTAATTTGAAAGGGAATCTTGATATGGAGGCTCAAATATACGTTAACCAGTCAGAAGCATCGGTTCAGCAGATTGTTGATGCTGTATGGAATGCACTTGCTACAGATTACAATACATCAGGAACTATGGGTCAGAAACTAAACGGAGCTGGAAGTGCTGGCGACCCTTGGACTACAGATTTGTCTGGATATAACACCGATGGGACAGCTGGTAAGAGATTGAAAGATACATTATCAACTGGAAAGTTCTTAGCACTAAAATAAATCGTGATATACTCAAACTATGGAACAAACTTTCGTCAAGTCACACTTCAAAGATAAACTTCCTAGAGTAACTGCAGCTCCAGTTGTTGGTGTGTATGAGGAAGAAAATGACTTACAGATTCTTGGCGACCCAGAAAATGAAGTCATCGAGAGCACTGAACCACTAGATGTATGTGACATTGCCAGATTTGTGAATAACTCAATGAATGAAATCAGTAGACTTGGTATAGCTTATGATGTAAGCAAAGTAGCATTTGATTTAGACATAAAAGGAAATAAACTTCGGTTCACAGTTGAAAAGAAACCTAATTTAACAACAAGCTAATATGGCAAAAAATGTAGAACAAAAGTTTTCAATAGACCTAACATCAGTAGTAAACTCATCAATTACTGCAACTAAGGCTATTCGTCGTGCAGACCAAGCCGCTAAAGAAGCAGAGTTTCAGAGAGCTATTGCTAATGGACTTCCTTATGAAGAGCAACTTAATCTTAGAAAGAAGCAACTAGAAGAAGAGAAGTCATCATCATTTGGCGACCCTGATTACATAAACTCACTTGAGAAATCTATTGCTGACACAAGCAAACTAAACAGATTTAATAAGTACCGAACAAACTACGCATCAGCTGTAAACGAACTTAATGCTGGCAAAATAAATGAAGAAACATACCTTAATACTTTGAAGAATAATCTCAACGGTATTACTGACCCAGAGCTTCGTCTTGAAATACAGAATGATATTGCAACTGCAGAGAAGCAAGTAAAAACATATCA